ACCAACGCTTCCCGAACTTGCAGGATATAAACAAGCGAAAGTTAATCACTTGTCATTTTTCAACATCCGAAAATCTTACAATAAAGAAACGGGAGAAGTTGATGGTGTTTGGTATTCTAAAGATTGGTCAAACATTCGAAAGAAAAGAAACGAACCTGTATTCATTCCGCTGTGGGATAGTATTGAGAATAAAGCAGAGGTAACAAAAGGCGTAATCATACGAGGGTTGCCGACAATCGGTGACAAATACTACCCTACCCCGCCTTATGCGTGTGGATTGCATTACATTGAACTTGATAGAGAGATAGCAATATACCACTTGAACAACATTAAGAACGGATTGTTCCCTTCTTTCATTATTCAATTCAATAACGGTATTCCAGACGCTCAAAAAGCGGACGTAATGAAGCGCGAAATTGAGCGATCAATTAGCGGAGCGCAAAACGCGGGTAAGTTTATTATCAATTTTAATGAAACGGCTGCTGAAGCGGCTACATTTGAGGCGTTTCCTATCAGTGATGCAGATAAACAATATCAATTCCTTTCGGATTTAGCGGAAAGAAAGACGCTACAAGCGCACCGCGTTACAACTCCTTTGCTATTCGGTATTCGTGAGGGTGGCGGTCTAGGTTCGAACACGGACGAAATGAAACAAGGTCTTGAGATTATGATGAATAAAGTAATCGCGCCTATGCGAAAACTTATTACTCGTGACCTTAAAGGATTGTTGCAGAATGAAGGTATTGATGCAAACATTTCATTCATTGAAGATATTGTTGGTATTGAAGAAACCACAACAACCGAAACAACAGTAGTAACAGATGCGCCAACAAATAAATCCGTGAGTAAAGCGGACGTAAGTTACAACGGGGCGCAAATAGCTTCAGCGATTGACATTATCGCAAAAGTAAAAGAGGGAATTTTGACGCAAGAACAAGCAATCGTATTCCTTATTCAATTCCTTCAACTACCTACTGAGGTTGCCGCATCATTCTTTACAGGTGGTGACGCAGTTGCAAATCTTCGCATTCATTTAGGTGAGGAAAAAAAAAAGATTTGTTGTAGTCACGAAGGGGACAAACTAAGCGTTGAACTTGAGGAGAAATTTGTTGCCCATTTTCAGAATGTAGGCGAACAGATAGACGGCGAAGAATGGGAGTTGGTTGACGAACAACCCGCGCACGACACGAGAGAGGATGAAGAATTAGCAGTTTCTAAATGGAAAGAGGCTCAATTAGCGGGAGAGGATTCATACGCACAAGGCGAAAAGAAAAGCGACGAAGATAGAGGGCTTTACAAAATCCGTTACCAATGGGCGGGGGATAGCACAACAAAGACAAGACCTTTCTGTTTAACAATGGATTCAATCCGTGACCAAGGACTAGTATTCAGATACGAAGATATTCAAGCGATGGGAGATGATGGAGTGAACGGAAACTTTGCACCAGAAGGACAGTCAACTTATGATATTTTTCTTTGGAAAGGCGGCGTTTACTGTCACCACTTTTGGAAACGACAAATCTACTTCCGCAAAAGAGAGAAAGGAAAGTTTCTACCAAACGACGGATTGAAAAATGACAAGCGAGTAGGCAACGTTCCATTCGTAAAAAAGAAAGGATTTGAATCCGTTGCACCAATAGACACACCAACACGCGGATCACTTAAATACGCTTAACACAATGGCTCAAGTATTACTCATAACACCCGAATATCTTAGAAAGTACACCGCGTTTAACGATGCGATAGAGGACAATCTAATTTACCCCGCTACAAAGTTGGCTCAAGACAAATGGCTTGAATCTTATCTAGGTACTGATCTAACACAGAAACTCTATACAGATGTTGCAGGTGCGGGAACAACAGGAAACTACACCACCTTACTCGAAAGCTACGTGCAACCGATGCTTATGTGGTACACGGTCGTTGAAATAATGCCGAACATTTACACCAAGTTTGTGAATGGTTCAGTGGTTATCCGTACTTCAGACGATACGCAAGTAGTGGATATGCAGCTATTCAATAAAATGGTGAGCGATGCACGTAACAACGCACAGCACTACACCCAAAGGTTAATCAATTATCTTTGTGCGAATAGTGGATTGTTCCCTGAATACAATTCAAATCAGTTCCCAGACCAATCACCAAAGAGGGATAACTATAATGAGAACTCAATGGTGTTTAGTAGCGGCAACACCGCAATGAGCAACCCTCAACTACGCGGTGTATATGGTGAATGGTGTCCAACATGGTGCAATAAAATACTTAATTGATATGGTTAAAAAGACCAAAACAAATAAAGAGTTAAAAAAAGTTTATCACGAGAAATTAAAGGCGTACATTGCCCAAAAATCAAACGATAAGAAATGAAAGACAATTCACTAGATATATTTATGCCATATTTAGAGCTATTCAAACTTAAATTACCGTTCTTATTGGCGTTCACTTGGTCGGCTATTGCGGGACTGTTCAACACTTATATATTCAACGACTGGTCTTTCCTAGTTTATCTAGTCATAATGATAATGATAGACACTATTCTAGGTGTTTGGAAAGCGTTTAAGTATGGGAAATTGTCAAGCGCTAGGTTTGGTGGCCTAGTAATTAAAAGCGTATTGTACGCAATCTTTTTAGTGGTTATTCACAACCTCACAAACTTCAGCACCAACGATGTCACTAAGTCAATATTTATGTGGGTTGAAGAATTATGCTATGCGGCTTTATTAGTCCGTGAAGCTATATCGATCATTGAAAATATAGGCGCAATCAAACCCGACTTGTTACCAGTGTGGATATTGAAAAGACTAAAGTCATTTGACGAGAATGGTAAATTTGTAGCAGAATGAGAAACATCACTCACATAGTTATTCATTGCACGGCAACTGGACAAGACGCCACAGTTGAAGCAATAAAAAGATATTGGAAAGAAAAACTAGGTTGGAAACAAGTAGGCTACCATCACATGATTGAAGCAAGTGGAAAGGACAACCAACTCCTTTCAATCGCTTATCCATCTAACGGGGTGAAAGGTCACAACGCATCAATCATTAACCTATGCTATATTGGTGGGGTTGACAAATTCGGAAAGGCAATCGACAACAGAACGCCAGAACAAAAGGCAACTTTATTAAAATTGATCCGTACATATAAGCAAATGTTTCCAAATGCAATCGTACAAGGACACAAAGACTTTCCAAATGTGGCAAAGGCTTGTCCTTGTTTCGATGCAAAAAAAGAATATTCATCAATCAAATAACAAAATGAAAAATTTACTATTCATCATTGCGCTCATTGCGCTATCTAGCTGCGGCAAAATCAAAAAGATGCAGCAAACCAATGACACGTATTCAAAAGACAAGGTTGAAACAGAATCTAGTGAGGTTATCACGGTCAAGGAAACCATTGATACAACCGTTACGCTTCAACCGATTGACATAAACGTGACCGATTACATTATTGATCTAATCGACACCAGTAAGATTGTAATTGACACGGATGAATTAGAGGTAAAATTAAGCGTCGATACTGTGACGAAAATGATAAGCACCAAGGCGAAAGTAAAGAAGCGAATCATACCCATCCAAAAGACGAAAGAAACGTATATAGAAAGGTCGAGCGCGGTTGACTTAGTGAGTATTCAGAAAGATAACAGCGAAAGGATCGAAACTGAGAAACCCAAAAGCACAACATCATTCACCTGGTGGGTTATTATTGCCCTAATCATTGTAGGTGCATTCACTTTGTTTCGGGTTATGCCTTTTCGGATAACGAGATTGTAAATGGGTACCAGTCTATTTATTCATCAAAAAAAAGCCCCATCGAATTGATAGGGCTTTTTTGTTAGATTATGATTTATTTTTGTTTCCATATTTGCTATTTATGTAATTTTCAGCATAAGCAGCAATCTCAGGATCTACTTTTTGAATAGGTATGGCGCTAATGTCAATTTTTTGCAATTCTTCCCAATAAACATATCTATACCATTCATCAAATATAGCTATTGAAGTTTTTTTTATTGGATCAATTAAGGTGGAGTGTAAAAAATATCTTTGCCTCAGAACCATATTCTTAAAAGAATCAAAACCATCATCGCGCAAAATGTAATACAATTGAAGTTGATATAAATAAAGTGTGTTTTCGTCAGTTTTTCCATTTAGACACAAATAATCTATATCTAATTTCTCCGATATTCTATTGATTACAACATTCATTTTGCTGTAATCTTTTTCTGAATAAGAAAACAAAAGATCATTATCAAAATCAAAAGGGCATTTTACATTTTGTTTTTCTTTCTCTATAATTGATTTGATAATAGATTCATTTTCATCAGAAAGCCCAATACCTATTGCATTAGAAAGAGCGTTAATTATTTGAACGCTGTTGTTCATTCTTCAATAGGTCTAATATCAATATTCTCAAATTTCTTCTCAGCTATTGCTCTGTCAAGCTCATAGCGTAAAATGTTATTTGATTGCTTCAGTAGATTAGCTTGCGCTTTAGCCTCTTCGACTGTTATTGCTTTTGATTTAAGAAGCATCATTAAGTCAAATGAATGACGGAATAATTCTTTAGTGTTTGCACTTCTGTTAGATGTCAATGCCATTATTTTACGTTTTTGATTATACCCCAAAAGTAAACTAAATTTTACCAATTACCACACCATTAACCAATATAGAATCATTCTAAATAAAAAAAGCCCCCACAATTACGCGGGGGCTTATCCTTGTCGGGATTTCTAACCTTACTTATCAAACGGCGACTGCATAACTTTTCCAGTCTTTAAATTGAACCATGCTATTTGTCTTGGGTAGTGACCGTTCGGCGTTCCATTCGCCGCGCTAATCTCTACCGCGAACTGTTTAACCGCCCATTCCTTATCCAAATCATATTCGAATGAGAATGCTGCCGCCTCTGCTTCAGTTTCAAACCAAGCGTCAGCACATTCACCACCGTTGCCCGTGCTATCAGCGTCCTTATGGTCCGCAGGAACATCGCAGCTATTGATTGCCGCCATGTTAATGTCGTAATCTGACCACACTTGTCCCGCCTCATTCACAAGTGAATTGATATTGACAAGGTCGTGACGTTTGCCGCTTAGGTAAGTAGCGAACTCCGTTCCATCATCACTCCATCTTGGGAAGAAAGAAGTTAAATGCGTATCGGGGTTTTGCTCCTTGCCTAGCCAATAGTCAACATCGTGCGCAACCGTTTCGCCAATGCTCCATCCAACTGAATCCGCGATTGTTTCGATTGTAAACGCCTGGAGTTTCTTTGGTGTGTAATAACGTCCGTTGCCTAAAGACACTTTGTTGGCATCGTCCGGCACCTCGAACATAAGTTGTGGCAACTCGTTTTCAGTGCGAACCATCCAAGTCGTGCCGTTCTTCAATAGGTAAATGTAGCTATCAAAGTCCTTGTACACTTGCTTGTCAGCAGCCAAGAAGTCACCATGAAACTTGTGGAACTTATGCTCACCATTCACAACACCAAGATACTCATATCCTCGTGCGTGGATAGTGTCGTGAACATAGTTCAATAGGTGCATTCCAAACCCTTCTGTTTTTTGAGTTGGCGTAAAATAGTGTTTCCACTCATACTGACTAGGGGCTTTTGGCAGCGGTTGTTTCAATCGTCTTGCTTCAGCAAGGGCAACCTTAAACGCCGCTTGTTCTTGTGCAATTTGAGCGTTTTTCTTGCGCTCCCATTTCGAATCAATGGCGAAACCGCCCGTTCGTTTGGTGTGGATAACCACGTGTTGAACCGCGTCGAATAGTTCCTGCGGTAAGTCCAGCATTGCTGCCGTTAGTTGTTCATTCATTATTTGGGTGTTAAAATTATTTCATTTCAGATTGACTTTTCTTTAGTTCTTCGAAAACATCTTGAATCGTTATCCTATTTCTTTTTGATGTGTAGGTAATCGTTTCCGATCCGTAGCGAAAGAATCCAATTAGTTCACGTATAAAAATATGCAAGTGACCAACTAAAAGCATTCCCGTAAAGAAAGGAAATGCAAGAACGCGAATGAATAGCGTTAACAAGAATGGTTGTTTTTTCATTTGATTATTTACTTCCTAGTAAAACATAATTCCCTCGGTTCGGTTTCAAATCAAAATAGGCTCGCATCATCATTGAATCGGCTATGTCAGGAGAAAATCCGTGAATGCGTTTGATTTCTTCTTTCGGTGTGACACGGTTCTTTGAATCCGCATCCGACCTATACCGTTTTATTGTTTCCAACTCTTTGATTATACGCTCCTTATTTGACGCTGCTAATATAGTCAACTTTCCGTTTTCAATTACTTCAGCTAATTTATAGTAACATTCAGTCTTTATGTTCACGTACTTATCCGAGTGAACCGCCTTTGATCCATTCATAAAACCCCGCGCTTTGGTTATGTCAACCGCGCCGCCTCCAACACCATCTTCATCCAGGAGAACATTTGACAACCTAACATTGTACTGCTTAACCAATTCTTGAATCCGTGTACTTGTTTCAACTATTCCACTTCTAACAAGTTCAACCATTTCAACAATAGTCCAGCCGTTCCAAACTATCAAAATAGTTTTATCGCGTCCGAACCGTGCGATGTCGCCCGTGATATAGAACACTCCGTCGCCCATTATTTCATTTCTGAACATTTGGTTTAGATTGAAGGTGTTGAATAGTTTGTCACTGTCGTCGTCAAAATTCCAGTCACCATCTTTCAACCTTTTTTTATCGTAGTCAGAAAGCGAATCTAGACCATCGATATATTCCTGCGATAACCACGGGTTGTGAAAATATAGTGACTGAATAAATGCCTTGTCCATTGGCAACTCTCCTTTAGTTGATGGCAAATAGTAATCAGTATAAAGAAAGTTTTTGTTCGGGTTGCAAGTCAGAAGTATTTTAGGAATCAAACCGCTCGTTACAATACCACATTGTGAGCAAATCCATTTTACGGGTTTCGGAAACGGGAATCGTTCATCATTATCATATTCTGCTACCTCACCTCTATTCAATCCTTCAGCGCGACAATGAGGGCAAAAGTCAGTCAACTTGTGGCGGCAACGAGAACTTAAAATTTCAATAGCTTTCTTTTGTACTTGTCCTGCTTCATCAACAAACACATCCATAATTTCAAGCGATCCAAAACGTTCGTAGTTCGGGTCGGACGGTTCATAACTTAATTGCTTCAAAAGTATTTTAGACTTATTGAAGAAAGTAATGTCATAAGATTGTTGATTATAGGTATAGTGGTACCCTTGTTTCAATCCTAGACGCTGACACGTTTCGAAGAAAGTGACTAGAGTTGTTTCGGTTATATCTTTCAAAACTGAACGCCCAATAACACCCCTTGAACCTGCATACATTAACCGCTTAAATATCTGAAACAGTACACCAGTGCTAGATTTCAACCCCCCAACACCGCCACCATATGTTAAAATCTTCACGGGAGAACGCTGCGAAAGTATCTCCAACGCCTCTTCTTGCTTAGGCGCTAATTCAGGTTCAATGAGTATTGGTTCAATCATACTGCAGGTATCAAATGATACTTTTCTTTTGCGGCTAAGTAGGCGTTCCTAGCTTCAGTTGCCGTATTAAACAATCCAAGGTGAATATTTTTACCATTAAACTGAATTTTCGCTAAAAACTTATTATGTTGTTTGTGCCATGAAAAGCCTTTAGCCTTTGTATTATTCATGTTGTTTTGCTGCTGCGTAACATCACGAAGATTATTGAGCGTATTATTATTTTTCACCCCGTCTTTGTGGTCAATAAAATTAACAGGCAACTTTCCATAATGAAGATACCAAGCTAATCTATGTCCTAGAACATTGTACATTTTTCGATCGTGAATAATGTAGCATTCAATATAACCCTTGTTTTTCTTTCGCATCACATTACCTCTCACACCTCTTATACTACCACTCAAAGGACAATAAGTAAAACCTTTCGCTTTCGCAAGTTCACACTTTTCTAATTCCGTCATTTCGATTCTAATTTTATTTGTTCTTGAATATACCAAATATACGTTAAACGCTTCATTTCAAGAAGAATATACATCTTATATTTTGCATAATTACTAGGCTGCTCTTTAATTCTTTCCCACCTAGTCTTACTGATTTCGTGTTCGTCAAAAATTATTTGCTTTGCTTTTGCTTTGAACTGATTAACTAAATCATCAGGGATATTTTCATCCGTCAGTATTCCGCGTTTTAGTAAGAAATCCAAAATAGTAGGCGCAAATAATTGGGCGGGAATTAAATTGCCTGATTTCACTTGCTCGATGTGCGTTTTATGAATACGCATAAAGTCACTACTTTCAATAGGAACATCCAACAACATAACCGCATGATCCTCGTGAACCGTCTTTTGCGCTTGTTGGTTGGCTTTCCTTTGCATCTCTGAATATTGAGCCAACACATCACCAATAAATGAAGCGTCGAAGCTGCCAAAGTGGTTAATCTTAGACGGCATCGAGCCCGCCGCGTTCAATCCAAAGGACAATTCAAAACCTTTTGAAGTGATACCCATGTAATTGTCACAACACCAGGCGAACAATTGCGCCGCGCTTTCCGGACTAGGTAAACTACACCCAATCAAAGCGCAAATCTTCAGCACTAATTGATTGAACTCGTATTGGTCACATTCAATTAGTAACTTGCTATTCTTTGCCTCGAATATCTTTCGATCAATTCCTTTTACCGACTGCGGAATCAAGGAGGGCGGCTGCGTCTTGTCTTGAAATTCTTGTGGTAAGTTTTCCATTGGTGTCGTTTGATTTGAGTTTGTCTTGACTTGAAGTTATCCAGTTACGCGCTGCGGCTTTCCAATCCTTCATCTTATTCTTTCCTACCATCCATCCCTTACTTTCGTAGAAGTTAAAGAACTTTTGACCTTCAGCGGGTAAAACTGTCGCGCTAAAATACTCATTCACCTCCTTCAAAGTTGGTTTCTTAAACTGTTTAGAACCATTCTTGATATACCACTCCATCGACCATTTACCGTTATTCACTTCAAAGATTGCTTTCATTTGCCCCGCTTGTTGGTCAAGCATCACATCCGCATCATCCGCTTCGCCGTGACCGTCAATGATTAACTGTGCGATGAATAAGTACGTCAGTCGGAATTGCGCGGGTATCACTTGCGCTTTTAGATACATCATTGCTTGGTTTGTCATCTAGTATAGATTTGAATTGTTCGTATTGTTCTCTGAATGTCTTATCGGTTTGGTACCACCCGTCAAATACTTTAATGGCATTTAAAACGGTTGCGTGGTCTTTACCGAATACTTTACCGGCACGAGAATTAGACCATGCCAACTCTCTCACGGTGTAAACGTACACAAACATTCGGGCGTTTACAACTTCGCGTTTGCGTAGCTTGGTAAACATTTCCATTTCAAGACACCCAAAAGTATTTGCCGCTTGTCTGCATATCCGATACACGGGACTATCCCCTAATATCTTGTTGAACTTTTCACGTTCGGTTGCAAAATTAGTGACTTTGTTTAGAAGAACAGAGGCTAATTCCCTCTGTTCTTTTGGTATCAAATTCATTAACTCAATTAGTGCCGCCATCATTCACCTCCTTTAATTCTTCACCAGTTAGTGATTTGTATAGTTCTTGTATTTCTTCAATGTATGCAAAGTTTCGCGGCACATTGAATCCTCGTGGCGGTACATTGATTAAATCAATAGTCCATTCGCAAACATCAAATCCACAATCTATTTGCTGAATTTCCATGCAGTGATCCCCGCTACCAATTTGAAGGTCATAAAAAATACAATCCGTATCAACAACCTCTTTTGCTCCTAGTTTAAATAATCCATCGGGTGTTATTGGTGTTTTTTTATCGCACATCATTCACCTCCTTTATGGTTTCATTCAAGATAGATAACACCTCTTTAGCTGACTTG